TAGGCTCGGCGTTGTGGCCTCCCTCCCACACAACCTCCCCAAACGGGGTGCGTTGTGCGTCGATCTGTTCCTTACATAATACACACTTCATTGTTTCACTCCTTCCTAAAATGGAAGATGGGGCTTAAAGCCCCATCCTCTTTCTGCACTCCGGGCCAATCCCGGTGTCGATACTCTCAGGTACGGTCAGGGCGCGACCACACTTGCAGCACTTGCCCTCGTGCCTGATCTCTAAAGCCTCGGGGATATTGTCCCGATTGATTTGCGCCAACGTCCAAGACAGAGCTTTGAAGCTCGGTGCGTCTGGGCGTCCCTTGCGGCCTGCAAGCAGACAGGAGGTGGGGTCACCGTCCTGCATCTTAACAAACCCGAGGAACATCCAATCGCCATCCCAAGAATTGTCAGGGCCGTTCAGGACTTTGACAAAGCGGATGCTGTCATCGTCCTTGGGGGCGTTCATCTTGAAGGTGAAAGACGTATCGGTCTTGGTGCTGGTAAGCGTGAACCGAGCGTTGCCTGCGAAGATGAAGCGCTTTGCGTCTTGAGCTTGAGTAAACATTGTGACCTCCGTTAGTTCTGATGATCCCCAATAAATATAGGAATAAGTCACTTACGTCAACACTTATTCCAAGGTTCCCCAATCCTTGCCAATACCTCCTTCGACAAGGTTCTCTGTCGGGGCGTTGGGAAAATAGTCGAGGTACGCTGCAACCATGTCTTTCTCCATAAGACGGAGGCAATCAGCAGCATTGCGACTAGACGCTTCGTCTATAAGGGCGTCATGGATGGTGCTAAGCATACGGGTCATACGATGCCTACCTGCAGCTCTTTCCTTATCCAGCGTGACCTTATGGCGGACGATGGCCCTTGCCATCACTGCAAGGGCTGCTCTCTGAACAGGGTAGTTGGCGCAGCGAGGCAGCTCAGGCTTCTTGCCCATATAAATCGTCCCGCCGTCGATGACCCGAATGTACTTGGTGCGGGTAGCCTCCGTCATAATCTCGTGGCGGTAATTAAAAGCGTTCTTGTAACGATCCGCCCAGAAGTCGATATAGCGCTGGGCGTTTTCTACTGTCGTCCGCATTGTTGTCGATAGTCCACCCGCACCGCTTCCGTAGATAATTCCGAAGGACACGCCCTTGGCTTTAGATCGGGCGGTCTTGCCCTCCTTGCTTTTAGGATTAATCTTCTTGCCTGCAACCACTGACGCAACCTCGGCATGGACATCTCCGAAGACGACGTCCTCCAAGAGCTGGTCATCCTCTGCCAGCAACGCCAGCACCCTCAACTCAATTCCGCTGTAGTCAAGGCTGACCAGCTTGCGTCCAAGATCAGCAGTAAAAGATTTTCGGACACTGGTTACTTCCCCCATCAATTCATTGTCTCGGGGTATCTGCTGCAGGTTGGGATTGCTGGAGCTGAAGCGGCACGTCTTCGCCGCACCAATGTTAAAGCGTGCGCGAACCCTCTTGTCCTTGGACAGCTCCGCCTTGGTGATAAGCGTCTCGCCAAACGAGCTGAGGTACTTGGTGATCTTCTTGTAATCCGCCAAGGCGTCGAGCAGATTGCTGAGCGGGTTCTCCCCCGTCGATGCTTCGACGTGGGCCGCCACCTGACGGAGGACGTCCGTTGACATTTTGAGCTGACCCGTCTTCTCGGTTCGAGGCCAATTCAATAACAAAGCGTCAGGGAGGAAGCTGCCCAGAAAATCTGACCACTGGCTATCGCTCTGAATGTTAGCGACATCCGAAGCGCTGACGATGTCTCTGACCTCTTCGTACTTCTGCCTCTGCACCTTTTCCCAGCGCAGGCAAAGCTCACGATGGCGCTTGACGTCCAGCTTCATGCCGCTGTCTTCCATCTCTATGACTGCCGGGACCATCTCGTTCAGCATATAAAATCCACCCCAGTGATGGGAGGCCGCTCGGCTATGCCAGTGCTGCCAGAGCTGAAAGGTTTTGTAGGCGTCGAGGAAGGCGTAGTCGAGCTGCTCTCTTGACAGTAGCTTGGCGGACCAGTTACTAAGCTGCTGTTCCTTGGACATCGTTTCTCCCAAGTCCCATGCGACCATGTCCAGAAGCCTGAAGCTGCCGCCGCCAAGAATTGCTCGGCGCAGATAGCCAACGTCGAGGCACGCCGTATTCGGACAGCCAGCGTCAATAAACCAGCGAAGCTCGAACCCGGCATTGAAGACAACCCATTGCCCTTTATCGAATAACTTGGCTACGGCTTTGAAGCCGCCCTTGATCTGATCAAAGTCTACGACGGCTTTCACTTTCTTGTTACACAGTGAAACAAGGCGGACCCTGCCGTCCTGTGGACGGAGAGACGTCGTCTCAAAATCAAGGGCGCAGTCGGTTTCACCCACAATGTCCAGTATCTTTACTAGACCCTCAAGGGTTGACACCTTCTTATATCTGGGGGTATTTAAAGGCATAGTGTTGGTGACCTCCAATGCTTTGCGAAATTGTTTTTCATTGAACTCCTTGAAGAACTACCCCCCAGCCAAAAACTGGGGGGTAATTCTTTGTGGCTACTTGCGTCCTCGCTTCTTCTTCGGCTGCTCGCCTTCGACAAGTGCGTCCAAGTCCATCTCGCCTTCAAAGAAGGCTGCGAAGGCTGGGCGGGTCACCCACGTCTCCGCATGGAAGGTAGGCTTCCAGTTGGTGTCACCGTCGCGTGACGTAAACTGCTCAGCCCCGAGGTAGACCAGCGGAAGGGACGGCTCTTTATTCCGCGCACGGCTGCCCACCTCCAAGATGAGGTCTTTCACGGCGTTGCACGCAGAGATTGTCGTCGTCGTATATTTCAGGGCGGTGTTATTTCCGTCCGTCGATACAAGGCCGAAACCGAGCAACGGCTTCCAGCCCTCACCCCGACGCTCGTCGTAAGGACCGTGGTCTTCCAGATCAGCCACTGCAACGGCACGCTCTGGAGTAAAGTATGACCACTCTACTACGCCTACGGGTTTACCCCCCTTCCAGCATTTAAATCCCGCTATGAAGGATTTTGGTTCGATTAGGTAGAGGGCGTCCTCGTCACGTTCACTCGACTTACCTATGCTGTACTTTCCGTCTTTTCCACTGAAAGTTACATACTGAATACCCGACGTGTCGGATACTCCATAGGCTTCGTTTGCACGATCCAGCGCATCCGCTAACTGGTCGTCCGTCATTGCGGGAAGACTTTCGCCTGCCCCCTTGATAAAAGTAGATAGTGCGTTTGCCATGTTACACAGCTCCTTTTCAATCCGCACGTTTCACGTTCAGGCGCAAGCTCGGTGCGCCCACTGTAGTAAACGGGGACAAGTCTATCCCCGCCTTCGCGACAGCCTTTTTATCTAGGCTCTCACGTCCCTTGACTGTAGTCATCTTGACTTCGACGCCATCGACTACAGCGTTGTTCATGTTCATGCTGCCGAGCAAAGCCTTCAGCTCCTCGCTCAAAGCAGCCTTCTCCAGCTTGATCGCCTCTTCGCTGTCCCTGACCTCCATATATCTTTTGGCGGCCTTGGAGACGCTGGAAGGTGTTTTCCGACTAGACGGTTGCGCTACGTCTACTCCACACGCTGGTTTGAAGGCGCAGTAGTTGCATGTACCTAGCCTTTTTCCCTCTCGGTCTAGGCCGTCTACAGACTTGGTACGGAAAATTTTGGCAGCCTTCTTGGCGTAGCGATCCAGTATGGTGTCGTCCGCCTGCACCTCAAATTCAATGATGTCGTTGTAGTTGCTCGCGTCGATGTAAAGGATGCGCCCCTTCTCCAGTGTGGTGTAGGGCGCAACGCCTCCCCACTTCATGTTGAACAGGGCCATGCCTAGTTTAAGCTGAACAACGTGGCCCACACGGGGAAGGTTGCTTCTGTTGGTGCGTGGATCAATACTCTTAATCTCCAGCCCTTGAAAAGGTCCGCCTTCAAAAGAGATGATGCCGTCAGGCGTAGCCGATAGGCGAAGCGTCTCGTTTTGGATGCTCTCCTGCTCATCCCCGGCAATGGCGAGGGTGACGTCGTTTCTCGCCTGCAGGCAGCGGACGACATACTCTTCGGCAAGATGGCCTCGCCAAGCAAAGCCCCACTCCTGTTCCTCTGCCAGCTCAGGCTGGTGCTTGGAGTACCAGATGCGGCGGATGCAGTCCTCCGCCTCGCTGGCGTTTAAAAACTGGCTACGGTCAAAGCCCCATTCCTTCTGGCTGTCGAGTATTCTCTGACCTCCAATGACTGCGTCCTTCAGCTCCATATTAGAACCCCCTCAATGCCATCAGCTCGTCAATGGATAGCATCGACTGCCACACTAGAAAAAATACGACGGCAATTATAAACACCGCTGCAAGTGCGTTTTCAAAATACCCCATCATGCTGCCTCCTCCTGTTGTTTCAGAAGGATACCATGTTCGCTTCGCTTGCGGCTGCTAATTTGTGCAACGGCTTTGTCGAGCTTGGTGTCGGTGACGAGGATGTCTGCATGGACGTGCTTCTCTTGGCCCATGCGAAGAAGGCGAGCGTAGAACTGATCCATGATCGAAGGAGACCAGTCCTCCTCCACTACCACTATGCGGTTACCGCCATGCTGGAGGTTCAGACTGACACCGCACGAGGCTATCTGAGCCAGCAGCACGTCGATCTGTTTGGCGTTGAACAACTCCTGAGCAGACTGCTTCTGCGCGGCGGACGTGCGTCCGTCGATAACCCGCTGGCTGATATTTCGCTTCTGCAACTCGGTGACGAGCTGGTCGATCACCTCACGATGCCAGACGCCAACAAGCAATGGGCCGCTCCCGCTCTCCAGCCTATCAGCAATAAGATCGACGGCGGCGGCTACCTTGGATAGGCCAAGCCTACGGCGCATTGTCGCAATGTGTTCGTCGTTACTGCCCAGCTCCTCCTCAATCTGACGAAGCGTTTTCTGATCCAGTATCTTCATCATGGCAGCCAGCTCAGGGTCACGGGTTTGGCTAACAGGCATCCTATTAGAAGTGAATGGCGGCATGGCCTTCCAGACGTCAGCCAGATTACGGCGAATTGCTAGGCCGCCATCGAAAACCCATTCGTTCAGCTTGTCGGTGTTGCGGCTGCCCACCGTGACTATTGTCGGGAAACTAGCCCCCGGCCAGTGCTTGCGTTGGGTGACGCAGTATTGGAGACGAAACCGCTCCATACTGTCGCCACCGCAACGCTCCTTAACGCCGGGGAGGTCAGCCCGACACAGGAAACTATAAAGGTCGTCGTTCCAGCGAGTGACTGGCGTCCCCGTCAGTAACCAAGTGTGCTTAACGTAGGACGTCAGTCCGTCTCTGCCCAAGATGGCTTTGGTTCGCTTGGCCTTGATGCTTTTCAAGGCGTGGCTCTCGTCGCAAATTAAAACGCAAGCCTTCAATGCCTTCAGCTCAGCAACCCTCTTGGTTGCGATCTCGTAAGACATGATGATGACGTCTGCGTTTTTGTCGATCTTGGTCGTCCCCGTTTTTAAAATCTGTGCTTGAGTAGGCCAGTAGCTTCCTTCCTCTCCGGGAAGATTGGCCTCAGCCTCCGCCTTCCACATGGGCAAGCTGATCGGGGGGCCAATAATAATGACGTTGTTGTACTTGCGCCATGACTTAACCAAGTCGCAAGCCTTCAGGGCGGT